GAGCGTGGGACGTGGTGGCGCGCGACCTACACCAAGAGCGGGCTGCTGGCCGCACCGCAGCGCTCCAAGTTCAAGGACCGTAAGGGCAAGTCGTGCAGCGGGCTGCTGCTGCAATCCAGCTACATCAATCGCGAGAACCAGCGCTACGGCATGGTCAGGGGCCTGATCAGCCTGCAGGACGAGATCAACAAGCGACGCTCCAAGGCGCTGCATTTGTTATCCGTGCGCCAGGTCATCGCCGAGCAGGGCGCTGTGCCGGATGTCGACAAGGCCAGGCGCGAGGTCGCCAAGCCGGACGGCTACATCGAGGTGATGCCGGGACTGAAGTTCGAGATCGAGCAGACCGCGGACCTCGCTGCCGGCCAGTTCCAGTTGCTGCAGCACGCGACGGCTGAAATGCAGCTCAGCGGCCCCAACGCGGCGATGTCAGGCACCGATCCGCGCGAGCTGTCCGGCCGCGCCGTGCTGGCAATGCAAGCTGGCGGTGCAGCGCAGAACGAGCCGTTGGCCGACGCGCTGCGGTTCTGGAGCAGGCGCGTTTACGAGACCTGCTGGATGGCCGCGCGGGAGTTCTGGAGCGGTGGGAAATGGGTCAGAGTGACGGATGACCTGAACGAGACGCGCTGGGTCGGGATCAATCGGCCGGTGCGGCTGATGGACAAGCTGGCTGACATGCCGGAGCAGCACCGTGCCATGGTGATGCAGCAGATGCAGTTGCAACCCGGCGATCCGCGATTGCAGCAGGTCATCGGCATCGAGAACGACATCAGCGACCTCGACGTGGACATCACGATCGAGGAGGGCATCGACATCCCGTCGCTGCAGGCTGAGGAGTTCCAGAGCCTCGTGCAGCTTGCGAGCGTTCAGCCGGGGCTTATACCGGGCGATGTGCTGATTGCGGCGTCAGGGCTGCGCGACAAAGATCAGATCCTCGAGCGCATGAAGGAGCACCAGCAGCAGCAGCAGCAGGCCCAGCAGCAGGCGGGGCAACTCGCAACGCAGCACGCGCAAGCGGACATCCAGGGCAAACAGGCGAAAGCGCAGGCCGACATGGCGCTGGCGCAGGAGCGCAAGGTCAACGCCGCGGCGAACGTGCATTCCGTGCATGGCGAGTTCAGCGCGCCACCCTACGGGCAACCGCATGTGGCTCCCGACAACCCGCCTGGCGCGTCACAGCCGATGCAGCAGCCGTTGGACCCTGAGCAGATGACGCCCGAGATGGCGATCGCGCATCACATGGTCGATCTGCAGAAGAAGACCGCCGACATCAGCAAGACCCGCGCCGACACACTGCTGACCGCGGCGAAGATCCCGCAAGCCGCTCAGCAGACGCTGCACACCGCGCACCAGACGCACCAGACGGCCATCACGACGAACAGGCTGATGCGCACGCCCATTCCACAACCAGCAGCGCCGGGGAGCGCGCCATGAGCCTGGTCCTCATCATCCTGGTCATCCTGATCCTGTTCGGCGGTCTGGGCGGCGGTTACTACGGTTATCGTGGCGGCTACTACGGCCCAGGCATGTATGGCGGCGTCGGGCTGGTGGTGATCCTGCTGATCGTGCTGTTGCTGTTCAGCGGCATCGGTGGCTGGCGGGGACCGTGGTGATCCGGCTGCTATCAGGCGACTGTCGTGACGTGCTGGCTACGCTGCCGGCTGACAGCGTGCAGTGCGTCGTGACCTCGCCGCCGTATTACGGCCTCCGCGATTATGGCACTGCGCAGTGGGATGGCGGGGATGCGGGGTGCGATCACACCACGGCATCGAACCGGGCCAGCAGGCCGCCCAATGGCCTCACGGGTGGCACGGCGACCATTGAGGCTGCGACCATTCAACGCGGGGACTGCCGCTGTGGGGCCCGGCGCATCGACCGCCAGATTGGGCTGGAGGCGACGCCTGACGAGTATCTGGCGACAATGGTCGGGGTGTTTCGTGAGGTGAAGCGCGTGCTGCGCCCGGATGGAACGTGCTGGGTTAACGTAGGCTCAAGTTACGCTTCTTCCGACCAATCTCGCCGGCGCGGCCATGCTCTTGCATGTGACAGCGGTGGCACAGCACCTCAAGGTTCTCTGGTTCCTGATTGCGTTTATCCCGATCCCGATGATGGACGCCAAGATGGCTCTCCGAACCATCGTGAGAACACCGCTGACACCGCCCGACAGACTGCACGAGTGCCCGTGCCTTCCGATGAGATAGACCAAAGTAGAGTGAGGTTGGCTTACTCCGATACACCGACGCTTCAGCCCGACGCTCTGGCGTCCAGAACTGTTCAGCCATCCACGCCGAATGGTCAGGACGCTTTCGGCCTTGAAGCCACGGCCTCGGCTGACCGGCCAGCACCTCCGACATATGTTGACGACGTTCAGGCGTCCGCTCGTATGGTTCGGAGCAATTCCGGCACGTCTTCGACAGACGCGACTTCGGATTTCCGCAGACAGGGCAAGGGACTTTCTTCCAGGGCATGTGAGTGTGGCTCGTGTGGGATATGCTGGGCATATTTAGCCACACCGCTCCTTAAGTTCAAAGCAAAAGACCTGATGATGATGCCAGAATTGCTTGCTTTGGCGCTTCAGGCTGATGGTTGGTATCTCCGAAGCTCGATCATCTGGCACAAGCCGAACCCGATGCCGGAGAGCTGCAGGGACCGTCCCACATCAGCCCATGAGCATGTGTTCCTGCTCACACGCTCGGCCAAGTACTTTTATGATGCTGATGCGGTGCGGGAGGCGCATAGCGATGGGACGTGCGCGTGGACCCCGCGCGCTGTGGCGCCGTCCTCGGATAAATACTCAGGAGTGGGTAATGGCCACGCGGGGAAGAGGAATGCGCCCGACCCCGCCGGCCGCAACCTGCGCAACGTGTGGACTCTAGCGACGGCGCCGTTCAGCGAATGGACTCCATCACACGAAATAGTTCCTGTTCCAGCTTCCGAAGCGCTGGCACCCGGTGCATCAAAGAGTGCAGGCGCCCGTGGCATGGCACGCATAACGTCACCAGATTGTCCATTGCATGTGGGGCAACCTGATTTGGTGCCCACGGGATTTTATGATGGACTGTCAGCCGATCAGGTGAGCCGCATACGCGACACTGGCGACCATCTCGCTCCACGCACGCATCCCGATTCCTCGACCACTCCGCACACTCCCGTTCGTTCGAACTCTCACCCTTCCACGAGTTATTGTTCGGACCCTTCAGATGCTGCGACTGCCACGCCGCATAGCACTGAAACCCACAGAACGGACCTCGATCACCTGTTTTCCGAGCATGCCATATCTTGCGAGGAAACTGCCGATGGCAGACCACACACTCCACCGTCACCACGTTCGCCTGCTTCGATCGACCGTGACATTGGCGAGAGCAAAAGCGCGGCGCCGGAACGCTTGGCTTCCAATTACGAGCTAGAAACGGCTGCTGGCACTGTTCACACGTCAGCGTCGGAAAGTTCTTGCGCATGTCGTTGCGGATACTACCGGAAAGTGACTACTAAAACAAGCCACTTTGCGACGTTTCCGCCTGCCCTGGCCGAGCGGTGCATTAAGGCTGGCACGTCGGAGCGCGGCTGTTGCAGCCAGTGCGGCAAGCCGTGGGTGAGGGTGACGGAACGCAATCTGGATAACGTGCCGACGCGCATGGCGACGAAGCGGGTGCCGGTAGATTGCGAGGCGATGGCGGCATATCTGCGTGAACGGCGCGAAGCTCTCGGACTGTCTCGCGTTGCTGTAGATACGGCGCTTGGCACACGCACGCTTTATTCGTGGTTTGAGGGGCGACCCGCTGGCATCGAGCCTCCAACGCCTGAGCAATGGACGAAGCTCAAAGATGTGCTGCAACTCGACAGCCGCTTTGACGAGCAAATCTACGGCACGGTCGAGGTGGTCATAACGGATCATTCACCATCCAAAGCAGTAGGTGTCCGCACCTATGCTAAGGCGTGGAACTCAGAGACAGCTACCACCGGCTGGCGCACAGGCTGCGACCACAATGCCGATGTCGTGCCCTGTGTAGTTTTGGATTGTTTCGCTGGCGCGGGCACGACGCTGCTCGTTGCTGACCGCTTGCAACGCGATGCGATCGGGATAGAGCTAAACACCGCCTACACCGAGATGGCCATGCAGCGCTGCCGGGACGACGCGCCGCTGTTCGTGGATGTGCCTGCCGCGGACCCTGAGGACGAGCGCATGGCCGACCTGTTCGCGGAGGCAGCGGAGTGAGCCACGGTGCGCTGCTTGGGATCATGGTGCTGGCGCTGGTCGTGCTGCTGATCACGGCGGTAACGTGATGGGATGATCCTGCATAACACCTCGTTTCGCTGCCTTGCGTGCAAAAATGAGTGGATGGACGACCTCGTGTACAACGCGCACTTCCGGGTCGTCATTGCTTCGATGCAGGCCGTGCGTTGCCCCTTGTGCCACGCTGGTTGGAAGCGGATTGCGATCATCACTGAACCGTCGCGTGACGACGCGCCGCAATAGCGAGTAGGGGCGGCTTCTGGCGGTTACCGCCCGCTACTCTCCCGCGCTCCTTGCACGGACGCGGTGCGGCATCACAGCACGGTCGAGTCCAACCCGCAACGACATACTGAGGGCCAATGGCCAGACTTCGCCCTCGCTACAGGCTGACATCGGCGAGAGCCAAAGTAGTGGGGCGGCTGGGTGGGATAGCGCGGGCCAAGGCGCTGTCGAAGCAGCAGCGACAGGAGGTGGCCAGGAAAGCCTCACTGACGCGCTGGGGCACGCTGTATCGGTTGTAACGACGCAAAGATGTAACGACGTAACGACGTAACGACACATGGAGGTATTCAATGGCCAGAGTTCACATTGTAGGCGGCTATCTCAACGTCGAGGGGATGAGCGGCGGATATCCGGACAACTCGCTACCGGGGGCCGAGGGGGACGTTGACCCCGGCTACGGCATCAGCAGCGACCGGCCGTCCAATCCGATCGTGCTACCGCCGGCCCCGCCTGGTATCTGGCCCCCGCCTACGGTGGGCAACCCGATCGCGCCGATCATCGACAATACGCTGCCAGTCGCGCCGGGTACGATCTGGCCGTCGCCTGGCCGTCCGCCACACGTGGATGCAGGGCTGCCGGTTGCTCCGGTGCGTCCGGGCCAGCCGTTGCCACCATCGCCTGGGCATCCGGGTGGCGGGCCGATGCCGGGTGGTGAGCGGCCGGACAATACACTGCCAGGCGGGCAAGGTGGGCAGATCGACAACGCGCTGCCCAGCAAGACGTATTGGATGCTGTGCTACTGCCCGGCGCTGGGATGGCGGTATGTGAGCGTGGACCCCTCGCTGCGTCCTGGCATGCCGCTGCCACCGCACGCACAGCCGAAGTAACAACAAACACACAGGGGCTTCACGTCATGAAACACGCACTGCTCGGCGTCAGCATCATCGCGGGCGCCATGTTCTTCCACGCACCGGCCCGTGCGGCGGTCATCCTCTCGTTCGGCCAGACTGCCGGGACGCCGATCACCGCCACCGAGAACGGCGCGCAGACCGCGACGACGCTCACCGCCACCGACGCCACCATCAGCGTCACCCAGATCGAGAATGGTAGCCCGACCGCAGCATTCTTCGACCTCAGTGCTGCCTCGGTCGGCGCGGCCCAACCGATCCTCGGCGGGTCAGCACAGAAATTCAGCGGTACGTTCAGCATCACGAGTGCGGCCGGCGGCACCGGCACCAACTACCTGTCGGGCACATTCGCTGACGTGACCTTCGGGAGCGGTGCGGGTGGTGCGTTGGCTGTCGGTGCGCCGCCTGATGCGCTCACCCTGACCAGCGACGTGATCACCGACCTGTTCAATCCGAGCGCGGTGGGGTTGGCGTTCGCTGGTATCACGCCGGCATTCCAGATCGTGGGCACCAGTATCGGCAGCTTCACATCGTCCGTGTCGGGCACGTTCTCAGCATCGCCTGCCGCGGTGCCGGAGCCTGCCACGCTGGCGCTGCTCGGCGTCGGCCTGCTTGGATTGGGGTTGGTGCGTCAGCGGCGAGCCTAGTGGCCGAGGCGCCGCCCAACGGCAATGGCGGCCATACCACGGTCGTCCAGGCGGCGATCAAGCTGGGGCAGTCGGTCACCCACGGGCTTGGCCCCCAGTTCCTGGCTCTGGTGCTGTGCAACGTGATGGCGCTGGGCTTTCTGGCGTGGTTCGTCGATGCGAGGGCGAAGCATACCGCCGACGTGCTCAATCAGTTGCTGTCGGCGTGCCTGACGAAGCAATGACCGCCTCCTACTCATCAACCTGCCCCTATGGCACTATGCCGGCGGGTGGAAGCCCCGCTGCGGTGTGCGCCAACTGGCACGCCCAAGTGTCGGCCAGGGTCCAGCCAATGAGCCGATCGCGTTGATACGGGGATATTGCCCGTCGCCGCAGCGTCCTACTCATCAACCTGCCCCTCACGCCCCCCTGGCGCATGTCAAAGCATTCCAGAGGGCTTGGCCGTGCGTGATTTCCTTCCTCGCCGTTTTGGTTGGCAAATGCCTGATAACGTTGGAATTTTGGGCGATTTCCTGCGGGGCGCTCATGGCCTGTCCTTCAGGAGCGCGTGCAGCGCGACAATCACACCCCGGTAGGCGTCACGCGCACCGCGCCGGTAGGCCAGCGTCTCCGGTGTTTCCCCTCGCTCCGGGAGCGCGAGGAAGGGTGGCTCCACTTGCTTCAGCGCCGCCTCCATCACGTCGATCATCGCCGCAACCTGTGCGTATTCGCCCATGGCGCCCGGTTCCTACTCATCAACCTGCCCCAGCAACCGCTGAGTGACGGTTATTATGTTTCTCATCTCGGCAAGAGACATATCCTGCGATATCACAAGAATTGCCCTGGCAAAGCCAACTTCCAACTCTCCAAAAACTCTATTTCCGATAGCTACCCCTAGTCAGGAGGTGCCAGTTGCCACAATTGAGCCAGCCAGAACACACAGAAACCCATGGTGAGCTACTACGGCGTTACCGCCGCGAGCACGCCTTGTGGTCGCTTGAGGGCATGATGGCATGGTGCCTTGAGCATGGCGACGAGCAGCAGCTTGAGGCGTTGACCAATCTGGAAGTCCTGCTGAACGACCTGATGGTCGAGAATGCCGTCCTACGTGCTGGCCTACAGCGCTGAAAGAAAAGGCCCCGCACTCACAGGGAGATACGGGGCGCTTGAGGTTCTCGGACTTATCGCGGAACTCAGCATAGCACAGCGGAGCGCCGCGATGCCAGCCAGCATGAAACACGTCATCAGCGTGCCCTGGACCGACGAGGAGCGCGCGTTGTTGCGGCAGCTCTGGGAGAACGGCATGGGGCCGGTCCTCATCGGGCGCATGCTGGGGCGCAGCAAATACAGCGTCACCAAGCAGACGCAGTTGCTGCATCTGCCGAAGATGCGGGTGCAGCCAGGTTCGGCGCCGACGCCCGAACCACGCCAGCGACCACCACAACCGCTGCGACCTGGCGCGCGCACGCTGCCGCCGCTGCCGAGCGAGTTGCAGAACGCCGGGGAGTGACACTACAGTCCCAGCAACTGGGCGCCGCTATCTACGACGCCCAGCCGCCGGTTAGGCTCGGAAGCGGAACACGATTGCTAGGCGTATCCGCTTCCGGCCCATCCGGAAGATCACCAGGATAAACAGCATCCCAGTATCCTCCGTACGACCGTAGCCCTGTAGCGGGGCACGACGCCGCGCTTTCGCGGGCATCCGGTCGCGCGCGACCTATACCACCACCAACGGACATCACCATGGCTGCCAACGAGCAACTTGAGTCATTCCTCGCGGGCGAAACCGCGACCGTCACCGAAGCCCCGCCAGAGGCCCCGCAGGCAGCGCCAGAGGCGCCGGCACCGAAGCCCGAGGCAAAGGCCGAGCCAGCCGCCAAGGCCGCCACAGCCAAGCCGGAGCCCGAGGACGAGGCCGATCCGCCGGAAGCGCTCGAGGGCGAGCCGGTCATCCCGCGCCGCGCCTACGAGGACGAGCGGCGGAAACGGCAAGATTGGAAAGCGCGTGCGGTCGAGGCCGAGACCAAGCACAAGGAGCTGCAGCGCCAGTTTGAGGACGCCCAGCGCCGCGCCACAGCCCCACCACAGCAGCCACAGGCGCCACCACAGCCGCCGCCAGATCCGGCCACCAACCCGCAGGGTTGGGCGCAGCACGTCGTCCAGCAGCAGCAGGCCGCCCTGCTCAACGAGCGGTTGAACATGAGTGAACGGATGGTGCGTAAGGAAATCGGCAAGGAGAAGCTGAACGAATACGTCAACGAGTTCCGCAACCTGGCCAACGCGGACCCGACGCTGTTCGGCAAGCTCTACGCCCAGCCGGACCCCTACGATTGGCTGACCAGCGAGGTCGATCGGCTGCGCCTGGTGCGCGATGTCGGTGACGATCCGGCCGCGTTCAGGGCCAAGATCGAGGCCGAGGCGCGCGCACGCTGGGAGCAGGAAGCCAAGGCGCAGCCCGCCCCATCACCAGCCGCCGGCATGCAGCCAAGCCTAGGCACTGCCCGCAGCGTCGCAGGACGCACCGCGGGGGCGTGGACCGGCGAGCCAAGCCTCGAGGACGTGCTCGCGCCAGTGCAGAACAGGCGCAACACGAACGGCAGCGGGCAGGTGCGATACTAGTGGTGCAGGTAATTCCACCACGCGGCGCCCGAGGCAAACGCTGCCACCACGATGCCCATCGCACTCAGCGCAATCGTCCAAGTCTGGCGCCGCAGCTTTCGCAGCTCCATCCCTATGTCGAAGTGCGCCTTCTCGATCTGAACGCTCATCAGCTCCATCCTCAGTTCGTGTTCCGCTCGCTCCTCAAGCTCGGTCAGGGGCATTATTCGTGTCTGGCAAAGGCGCCGTGGAGTCTACGCGCGGCTTCTTCTCGGACCGCTCTCGCTTCCTCGATGGTGTCGAACAGACCGAGGTGGTGCAGTTTGCCGTTGATCCCAATGTGAGCAAGCCATCTACTGCTCTTCTTGGACCAAGATACGCCCTTGACGCCGGAAGTGTTGTTGGCCCGCAAGCCCCGGTTCATGGCGTTCTCAGAGAATGTCGCCAAGCGTAGATTGACGATGCGGTTGTCGGTGGGGTCGTTGTTAATGTGGTCCACCTCTCTGTCGGGCCACTCGCCGTAGACGTAGAGCCATGCCAGCCGATGCGCTCTGTAGACACGCTTCCGAACGCCTATGACCTTGTACTTGCTCTCAGATGTGGTGCCGATGCCAATGGCAACTCGAGATGGGCCGTTCGGCCTCTGCTTGTAGAGAGTTCCCGCTGGCAAGCCTGCTCGCCAGTGATCGATCCCCTCTCTCCACCGAAAGATGCCAGTGTCGGGATCATAGTGGAGCAACTCGCGTAGCTGCTCTGCCGTCAAACCTGTAACGTAAGATTTAGCCATCTGGGTGGTTTCCTCACTCGGTGGTCAGAGGCCCAGTCAACCGCCTGCAAGCGGCCTGGGCCTCGCCCTTCTACCACAAAATATGTCTAGCGAAAGCAGCTTAACAGCGCATACGCCACGCATATTTTCCTGCCGCCGAGGTTACGGGCGTTCGTGCTTACCCAGGTGCCGCCGACCGATCCAACGGGCGTGAGTGGCTGCCGCCGAGCCTCCAACGGGCGCGATCCAATGAAAGGAGCAAGATCAATCCCACTATAGGAGTGCTCGGCGATGGCCGACATGAATGTAACCCCGGCCAGACCGGGTCTAACTCCAATAATTTGGCAATCAGACTTCTGGGTTGAGTACCTTCGCGAGAATCAATTCTCAGTTTACTTTGGTACTACTATGGATGCAATGATCCAGCTTCAGACCGATTTGACAAGGAAACGTGGCGATACCGTCGTATTCCCCACCGTCCGCAATCTGGTCGGAGCCGGTGTAACGGGCAACACAGTGCTTGAGGGCAATGAAGAGATCCTCAACGCCCGCAGCTTGAACGTCGTTGTCGGCGTCATCAGGCACGCGGTTGCCGTCAGCGAGTGGGACGAGCAGAAGAGCATCATCGATCTGCTCCAGGCCGGTCGCCAGGTGCTGAAGAACTGGGCCGCCAACAAGCTCACGCGCG